CCTTAGCAGTAGCTCCGTCAAAACGCATTGACAAAACTCTTCCACGCCCCCTGACTTTATTACGGGTGGCGAGCACTGGGTAGCCGTCAACATTAGATGTAGCAAGAGGAGTGAAACTACGTACTCTACGATACGTTTCCACTTGCTTACCAATTTTTCCACTAACACCGTAGTTATTATCTGACGCATCCCAATTCTCCTGAGATGAAGGTGATGATGGGTTGTTCCATTGTGTCGCTTCGGTCCAATCCCAAAAAGGTGTCATTAAAGTAGAACCAGTATTATTTTCTGTCCAGTTACCACCACCAGCATCAGTCCATCCTGTGCCCGTCCGCTTATTATATACATGAATAACTGGTGCTTGTTTCCTACGCTGGAAACCAGCTGAACTATCCCACCCTGTTACTAGGTATGGAAGTGGAGATTCGCTACCATTAAAGTCTTGATAAGCAGTCTGATTCATATCACAGGTATCTACAGTTGTAGTTGTCAGCTGTGCTTGAAACTTCATCTTCTGGTTTGAATCCGAACTATCAGCATCGGAGATAGCAACCATAGTAATAATACCAGCAGCTGATCCATAGTTAAAGCCTAATCTGTACCAACCCTCATTCTTAAAATCATAAACTAAAGCTTTATCATAGGTGTGGGCAAGTGTAGCACTCTCACGATAGAGGACGTATAGCCTCTTCTTGGCATCATCGTACGCAGTCTGAATCTTAGCTTGGTTAGCAGCAGTAATAGCATTCCAAGTAGGCTCCAATACAAAAGCAGCCATGTTAGTTTCTTCTAACTGACCAGTGTACTGATTAGGAGAAAGGATACTAACACCTTTTGGTCCAGTATAAATAGTAGCACTATCAAATTGACATACAGACATAGCAGAGGTACATCCTGAATCTGTAATTTGTCGTACGCTATAACTATTAGCAGTAAAGCCACTACGACCACCACTAATCTCCCAAACTCCCTTAGTAGTAAATACCAGCATAGCATTACGCACAGCCCTAAGCTGCTTAACTACACCCATATTTGGAATTACAATAGTACCGCCATCGTCAGCCTGTAGCTGATTAATGTTTTCATCAGTAGGATCTGCTTTTTGGGCACAACTACCAAATGAAATGGGTGTTAATGATACCTGTGAAAAGAATATTGTGTCAGCCCACTGTTGGTCATCAATCCCTGCATACCATATACGACCAGCGAAAGCTGTACAAGCTTTAGGACCAACAGTTAGTGTAGTACCATCGGCTTTACCGATAGGATCATTACCATCTATCTGACCATCAGTGGCTGTATCTTGCCACGAGTCCCAATCTGTTATAGAAGGTATATAAAAACGTAGAGTGTTAGCGTCAGTAGCCGTTACTTTTCCTATACCCGATGGATTACCAGTACCACTCTCAACTATCCAGTTACGGTTCATTTCCTCCCAACCATCCTCACCAGATGACCCTTGAAGATTGAAAGTCCAAGCTTGTCCTGATATACTAAAAGTCTCTGTAGCTGAATAGCCATGACTAGCTACAGTAATATCTAAATAAGTATTAGATGAAGGGCTTCCAGCAAAGTCCCCTCCTGCAAAAGAAAGGGCTACCGATGCAGTACCTCTTGTGCCGCCTAGATACCCATATGTAGTATCTAGTGGATCTAAAAGAATAGCACCCTGTGGGGCATCTGAGCTACCAAATAATTCCGCTGCCATCTTAGTGTGGTCGAAGCTTCGTGTTCCACCAGAAGTTTCTTGGTTAGCACTAACTGCTGCTCGCTTATACCCGAAATACGGTATTTGATTCTTTGCAGGCCACTTAGATTGTCCTGTCTTATATGCGTCTTTATCAGTGTCCTTCCATCCTCTGTTAAGAAGATTGTAACGTACTTGGTGTGGACAAGCAGCCGTAGTATCGTGAAAATCTACAGCTCTACCATCGTCTACCCCTTCAAAATCTCTTGCCAGTAGTTGTATATTTATAGAAGTTATATTATCACTTGAATCTACAGAGACATAAAAAGGATGCAGATACTTATGTGTAACAATAAGATAGCCACGGTGAATAGCAAATGAACAAGGTTCACCACCCACCGTGGCTGCTGAAGTAGCTGAAGCTACTTTTCTAACTGACGAACTAAGGTCTACAGTATCAGTTAAGTATGTAGTACTAACGGTTGTAGTATCGTCAGTAAAGTACAGCGTATATCCAATCTGATGGACAAGCAGATTTTTAGCTGGATTGCCTCCAGCAGATTCCCATTTGAAGCTTCTATTAACTTGTCCAGCAGCAATGGTTTCTACAGTTTTTGTAGAACCTCCACTTTCTTCAGTTAGACCTCTACGCCTACGGCGGCTCCCGTCACTCTCAATCGTATAGTTTAACTCATCCGACGTATACTCGTCTGGAAAGGTAATCTCGTTTGAGACTGTGTTCAAGCCTTTACGTAGTGTGAAGTACTTACGTTCACGCTGCACTTCTGGCATTATTATTCCTCAGTAGTAGCGATGGTATTGCCCAATGCCTCTTTGATTTCAGGTGGAAGTTCTGCCAGTGATTCTTCTGCTGACTTCTTCTTCGTAGCCTGCTTCTTAGCTTCAGTGCGAGCTTTAGCTGGAGCCTTTTTCTGGGCTTCATCTGCTTTATCCCAAGCTCGATTCAAGAACAGATTGATTTGCTCCTGAAGCATGGTGGGCTTTGTCCATCGTCCCTTAAATTCGTCGGGTATCTCGGTCGCTTGATTATACGGATTTGGTCGTGCTTCGTAAAGGGCCGATCCCTTAATGTGAAAAATCTCCCACTTCTTACCTGTGGGGTCAATACTATTTTCTATGTTTACGTGTCGGTCAAGATTAAACGTTTCACTCATGGTCTGAGTACTCCTTATTTTCTCCCATAATCGGGAGTACGTCGCTGTAATTTACGACGGTTCTTGGCGGCAATATGCCGTTGTCGCTGCGCTCTCACTTCTGAGTTACGCTGCCTCTTATCAATTTCCTTAGTCGTCCCGTCTTTATACAGGTCGAAGAACATAGCCCGACTCCTGTTACGCAGGAGAGACATTAAGTTCTGGGGAAGATCAGGAACACTAGCGTTAGCGATAGTAAGAGTCGGACGCTGTGTACCATAGGCCAGAGATTTAGCTGCTACTAAGGCAGTAGTATCTAATGAATCTAGCCAACTATCAAATACGATATTATCATAGCCATCTATAAATGACCAGTAGGTTGGGTGTTTATCATTTCGGATATTCAAAGAATGGCTATTAACAGCCATTGTTACAGTATTACTATCAGACTCTCGTAGATTTACAGAAAGTTCTATAAATTCATGGGGAGGTAAGTAAGTTACTTGTTCGTATTCTGGAGCACCCCCTGATGTAAGACGTTTGTCGTACTTAATCCACTCGATGTCATAGAAGCCTTCCGGTCTAGTCATTTGAGCAGGAGTAGTATCTGATGTAGCTGTTAGCCTTTTTATTGTTTTATGATGTTCCAGATCCATCTGATCGGCAATCATCAGAAACTCTTGCTTGATAATAGTAGCTAATTGTTCAGACTCTACCGTATCACCGATGGAGTTAATCTCATCGCCGTCTCCATCCGAAAGGATGTCTTGGACCATCTCTAGTAAAGTTTCTTTTGCCATGTGAGTTCCTTAATAAAAAGGTTTCCCCCTCCGAAGAGGGGGAACCTAAGCCGATTACTGAGCTGTAGCGTACACAACTTCTAAGATAGCCTCACCAGCAGTGAAAGCAGCTGTTTCGTAAGAAGCAGCAACTTTAACACCACCAGTAGTAGCTACAACAGTTTTAACGTCAGCACCGTCACAAGCAATCGAATCGCCAATAGCGTCGATAGCTGTGAGAGCGATATCTGCGTCAATACCGTCAGCGTCAACTGCTGCACCATCTTTGTCATAAAGACCAAGATCCAGCGTAGCAGAGCCACCAGAAGTGAACGCTTCGATAACTGTCAGCGTAGCCGACAGAATCGTAGCACCATTCGGAACTACCGGAGCGCCTACAATCTGATCACCAGTGGTTGATACAGTATCAGCCAGATCTTCACCACGGAATCGCAGTACGACCTTTTCGGTCGGACCATCATCCGCGTGTTTGTGTGAACCAGATGTAAGAGCCGTACGAGTACCGAAACCTACAGCCAAGCCGTCAGAGTTTGACCAAACACTACTTCTAGCCATGATTATTCTCCTTATACTTGATCAGTGTCTGACAGAACGCAGACAAGGTTTTCGGGACGGTAGACCTTCAGGCCGTAACGAGACGTAGTAACGTATTCTTCACGCTGTTTGTCTTTATTGTAGTCGGAATCGACTTCCGGCATCTGCCTCATCGCACCCATGAATGGGAGGATATCGGTAGAAGCGGCAGACATGAAGACGTTTGCTACACCAGCAGCAGTCGTAAGACTGCCGATGTTTTCGTTAGCGGTCGGCAGGTAGTTAGATACAAAAACGTCGAAACCGAAGATGTTCTTAACGAACTGCATATCGGAACCGATGCCTGTCTCAACAATACCTTCCCAACGGGGGTTATTAGAAATGTTGGTAATGTTAGAAATCGTGTTGATTTCATACTCTACCGACGGGTCAACAATAGCGATCAAGCTAGAACCCGGTACGTTAGCCTTTTTGAGGCTGTACAGAGCTTTAGCGAAGTCCGCTACTGCCATCGTTTCGTTCGTGCCAGTAGCAACGAAGCGATGATCCGCACCGTTGATCTGGTTGGCGTTAGCTGCCGTCTGTCCACCAGAAGCACCGCCTGCTGCGAGAGCAAGGATGTCGGTCTCAAGACGCTCGCCAAGAGCACGAGCTTGTGAAGGAACGAAAGACGATTCCAGTTGAGCAGAATAGAAAGCGTCCTGTCGGTTCTTCTTCGTGATGTAATGAGCTGCACTCACATATTCCGTAATAGAGAATGTGAACTCACCAGTGTCAAGTGCGTCGTAGACGATATCAGTATCTTCTACGTAGTCACGCAATGTTGACTCACCAATGGAAGGGATGGTGAACTGATCGCCATCGGGAAATTCCGACAGCCAGTTTACCCAGCCCTGTGCATTGAGGTCGTCTTGCAAGACTTCCTTTAGCTGGTTCGCCCAGATCTCACTACGGACAAGGAGGGCAGAACTTGTTGTTGTCATTGCCATGTTTTACTTTCTCCAAAAAGTAGATAAGATTAGGAATAGAACTTGTCACCTAATGCTTCTCTAGCTCGCAACATGCCCAACTGTATAGATTTATCATTGATGAACTTGCGTCCACCCATAGATCTACGTTGGTCGTCATACCATGACTTAGTTTTATGTCCGTCAACCTCTGAGACTGTATCGGACGTAAACCCGTCAGCATTGGCATGTGGCAGGTCACTAGCAGATGCACCAGATGACTGCTTTTGGATACCTTCACCTATCAAGTTAGCAAAGCCGGTAGGCGTTTCTTCGCTCAGTGACCATAGCGTTTCAGGAATCATCCCAAGGGATGCAGCCTTATCTGCTATGAACGCATCTATTGCGCTCTCGTCACCGTCTAGTCTATCTAGCACAAGCTTCTTCGCATCGGCACGGTTCAATGAACGGGTCCGTTCAGAGTCCCTTCGCTCGATAGTTTCAGTAATCCTACGTTGAAGATCCTCGTCACTCAAGGGGTCATTGGTGATTTCAGAATCTTTATTTTGGGCTTTGATAGCATCCATCACATCCATGATGGTAGTCCGACTACTTTGCTCCTTACGGAGATCAGCGTTCTCACTCTTCAGGGTATCGATGAATGAGTCTGCTTCAAGTCTAGACTTCGCCAGTTCTTCCAGAGTGGCGTACTTCTTACCCGAACCTACGAGTGCTGCTACCAGCGACTCGTTGTTTGAACCTTGGTCTTGGTTCTCTTCAGACATTGGTCATGTCTCCTTTAATCAATTTAAGATATCGCCGTAATGCTTTACGCTCGGCAGCAGCGGCGATGGTCTCTCGCTCCCAAGCTGGATTTGCAAAGTCTTCCGATACTTCGTAAGTCTTAGCGATATCCTCTTTAATAATTCTTGCTAACCTCTCTCGTACTATAGAGCTGTTGCGTATAATCTGTTCAGTTTCAGCAGCTTGTTCTTTAGAGAGTTTAGGATCGCCCGGAACCCGATCTTCTTTGAACCATCGGGAATTAAGTTTACGATCACTCATCTAATAACTTCGTCAATTAAGTATCCTGTATATGTTCCTGCGATACTTACATCAGAACCTGTAACAGTACCCTGTACTCTTATTTCTTCTTTTTCTGATACCTGAAGCATTAGTTCTGCCGTTACTTGAGTCTGATAACAATCGGTACTGTAGCGTGTACGCCACGCTGACTCTCCACCAGTCTCTTTAGTTTGAATTCTAAATGTTAGATCAGCAGTTCCCATTCTACCTGATACAACATTAAATTCTGTAATAAATAGCGTTTTACCCGCAGGTACTGTGTCCATTAACTGAAGTGTTTGTCCTTCTCCTGCTTCGATAGTTGCTTGTACATCCCCACCAATCGACATAGAAATAGTACCAACATTTACCTCGTTAGAACCAGCAGTAAGATTGTAAGCTCGTGAAACTCTTAAGAACTCTTTTGTGGTATTTACAGTAGAAGTACCGTCCATTGTTACCGTTTCACTGCTCTCTGCATAGTCCTCATCCAGACCCTCTATTTGAACTGTCCGTGCTCCAGTACCAGCTGCGTCATCAGCAGCACTATCAGATACTACTGCTACAACAGATGCTGATGTAGGTAGCGTACGCACTCCACCGTGCATCCACACATCTTCTATACCAGTATCAATATCTGGGTTACGCCCAAATTTACGTGTGTACTGCCACCCTCGATAAGCACCTAGTTTAACCATTGCTCTGGGTTCTTGCAATGGTATTAGGTTTGGATCTACGGGTACTGCTCTACTAGCCATTATAATTCTCCTGCTGCCATAGCTTCTTCTTCCACATCAGCCATCTCATTAAATACTTGTTGTCTACCTGATAGCTCTTCAGCTACACTCTGTTGGGCTTGCGTAGCAATACTCTGTGTTTCCTGTGACTCAGCGACTCTGATATTGTCAGCCACCAGATCAAACTTACCAAGTCCCAGAAGCTCTTCTGCAAGCTCAGCCATCTTCTTACCAGAGATGTGAGTACTAACAGCCGGGTCAGCGTAGATAGCAGAGCTAGCGAGTCCCATCAGATTCTGCATGATCTGTGCTTGTCTACTAAAGTGACGAGCACCGATAGGACGAAGCTTACCCTTTTTAGTCAGCTGCTCCGGTCCAATCTTTAGGAACTCTTCTACACCAAAATCTTGGTCAACTGACTTTACCAGCTCTATGCTAGTTATATTTTCTCTGGCTGCTGACAACATCTGATTCAGTAACGGTTCAATAAACATCTCTTCAAAGTGCTGAATCTTCTGTTGGAAGATACGACCAGCAGCATTCTCCAGTGCTTGAACCTCAAAGGCAGTCTTCTCACCCGGTGTACGAATACCCATAGCCTGTCTAGGTGCTCCTGCCAGCTCTTCCATGTTCTGCATCAAACGGTCCATCTGGAAGTCAGCATTCAAAGCAGTAGCATCTGGACGGAGTACCTGAACATCTGCATCAACATCAAGGAAGATCCGTTCATCCGGCCCCCACTCAAAGTCTTCAGCTTGACCTCGCACTACCACGATGGGGTGTGCAATCTGATCGAATACGTCAGCCTTCAAGTTCTCAAGATGATCCAGACGATACTGCATACCTACTAGATTTGCTAGAGGAGACATAGACCAGAGATTGTCTGGGCGATCACGCCAACCAACGTGTTCCTTATTGGAACGTCCAATCCAAGTCTTAATAGGCTCGTCATATACTGTATACTTACGATCTACTACGATAATACGTCGATTCGTTTTAACCTCTCCCGTTTCCGTCGAGAAGGTATCGCCTTCATACTCCAGTACTTCAATCATACCGGATGACATGTAAGAGCGCATATTGCCAAAACCATCTACAATGAGACCTTCGGCTTTATCCATATCGGAGTCTCCGTAGTTTGATAGTTCATTACGAAGACGTACACATTTTTCGACGGCAGTATGTGCCCACTCATAACCGGGGATATTCTCGGCTGCGTACTTAAGCGTTCCAGCAGAAACCAAGGTTCGAGTAACTTTACCTGAATCTTTGAAACTGGAAGATGTCAGATCGAACTGGATATCGTATGGACTGATGCGCTGTAGCTTTGGTCCTATATAAGTATTATAACTCATACCGTCAGGATTTGTGTGGCTATCAGACAGGTATGTTACTTCACCAAAGGCGTTTCCTGCATCAATGTAGTCAAGGAGCAACTGTGAAACAGTCTCCTTGAAATCCGACTCACGGATCTTTTGTTTTATGTAGGCTTCAATAGTGCGAGCCGTTTCACGGTCTACACCAGCTTGACTCTCCGCTTCCCACTTAAACCAATCGTCGTGAGGAAATAAAGCAGCCATGTAGTTAGCATGGAGATTATCTCGGATCTGACAGATCTTAGGGATAGATGTTTTATTCTTCCACGGAAGCTGAGAGTTTGTAGTCTTAGTCGTATCCGTCTGAAAGATATAGTTTCGTAACTCTTTCGTTTCAGCTCGGATAGTAGCACTATTATTACGCCAGTCCGTATACCGCTGAGATACGAAGGCAGCGATATGATCGCCACTATCCAAAAGGTTTCTTATTTCTTGAACTGCTTTTGCAACTCTCGGCATTACATTATTCCTCCGAATCTGCTATGTGTTACCACCTTCCTGTCTCTACTATGCAGTCGCATACTATTGATTGGAGGTTTTAGGATACCACACACAGATTCAAAGGCATCCTTTATGTCATCGTTTGGCGGATTATACATTATGAGTTCCTGCTCTAGATCTTCGCAGTGCCCACCTCTATAGTGCCATATTGTATAGTTTTCGTATCGTGGCTTTAGAGTAGCGTGTATACGCTCCTGTTTTGTGCCCATGTTTCTGGTTGGTCTATAATCTTCGACCGATAGTCCCAGCCCTTCTCTACGAATCTCATCTTTGATGTGCTCAGCAATCACTGCTTGCCCACCAACAACTTCAGCTCTCATCTTTTTAAAACCCCACTTTATGTGGGCATCCAGAACCATCTGGAAGTAGTCACTAACTTTATTAGTGCGTGTACGTTTAACATCAAGTACGTAGATATAACCGTCTGCGTCTATACCTACAACTACTAAGGCTGTGTAATCAGCTGTAGCTTTAAGGCTAAACGCAAAGTCTATCGCAGCGAAGACGTTTAGAATCTTACCGTTGTAAAACCAACGGCCATTCTCATACTTGAGATACTTCCGATCATAATGCTGGAAAAGACTAGGGTCGATAGCAGCTTCGCCGGGGTCGTTCGGGTTATTATAATACTGAGAGTAAAACTGTGTTCTATCTAAGTACTTAGCCCGTTTCTGCGACAAGATCTGAGTATTGAAACCAAACCAGCGACCATCGCCTCGTTGCATTCTCGGCCAAAGGAACTCCCCTGTTGCATCGCCCATGTTCTCAACTTCTTTCTGCCATATTTCATAGACTGGCTTGGACTCGATCACCTCCCCGTCTTTATTGTAGACCTCTTCATTTACGGCCATTAATGTACCGTACAGATCACGGGGGTGATAGCGAGTACCGACAATCCACTCCTTCGCGTCTGTGGTTTCGATACTAGCTAGTAGTGAGTACTGTCTTTCAACTTTCTCACGACCTTCCCTTGTATAGGCATTCTCATTTACAACAACGTCGTCAAGCACTGCTATATTACAGTGTAGACCTGTAATAGAAGTAGTCAGTCCAGCGGTGAATACCGTTGAGTCTCTGACCCCTTCTGCTAACCGTTTTGGGTGGTCAACCTGAATCTCAGAGTTAGTCCACTTAGCTCGCTTACCTTCGTCTATGTGAACCATCTCAGACCAGTACTTACGATACCTAGCAGACGTTAAGATGTCTTTGACAAACTGTAACTGTTTCTCTGCTAAACCAGATGTAGCACTGATATACAAGATAGTTACTGCCGGATTGCGTGTAATCTCCCACGCAACCCGGTAAGCAACCATAGTACTTTTCTGGTGGTCACGAGGCAGAAG